CAAGAGAATGCTTCACTTAAAGATCGAATCAGAGAACTTGAAGATGTAAAGAATGATAACCCTTATCAAAAATTTATTTTCGTAGCACAAGCAATAGATTCTTGGAGAATTATACCAAGAGCTTTTTTGGCAGTGTATATGTATCTACTGTATTTCACAACATTTTGGTTCATGGACTTGCCCGACCCTAGTTTTGAACAGTCAGGTTTAATTTCAATTGTTGTGGGTGCTGGCGCAGCTTGGTTTGGACTCTATACCAATAGTCATAAAAAAACATAATGTCTAAAAAGAAAAAAAGAGATTATGCAAGCGAATATAAAAATTATCACTCTAGGCCAGAACAAAAATTAAATAGGGCTGCAAGAAATAAAAGCAGGAATGAATTAAAGAAAAAAGGCAAAGTAAGAAAAGGCGATGGAATGGATGTTCATCATGTAGATGGAAATCCACGGAATGGTAAAACAAGCAATTTAAGAATTGTTCCTAAAAAAAAGAACAGATCATTTAGCAGAGTATAAGGAGGACAATATGCTGTATGCAAAAACAATAGGACTAACAAAATGGTTCAAAACAACATTTCTTGGTTACAAAGAAAAAAAAGTTCGTGCTAGAGATGAAGATGGCAAGTATGTAGGCGATGATAAATCAACGCCAGATGTCAATGAAGCATATACTACCGTTGCAGTAAAACCTAAAAAGTAAACTCAATTATGGGTTTTCCTTTTGAAATTATAACTATGCTTGGCTCAACCTTGTTGAGTAGTTTATTAAGCATTTGGTCGCAAAGCAGAAAGGCTAAAGAAGAACAACAAAAACTTTTGATTACAAGAGGCGAGTTCGAAATGAAAGCCGTTGCTGCTGCAAGAGATGTGAAAGACAAAGGTTTCACTTGGACAAGAAGAATAATAGCACTGACTGCTATATTCGCCATTGTTCTTTTACCAAAACTTGTAGCAGTATTTTATCCAATGGTTGATGTAACTGTAGGTTATACAAATTGGCAACCTGGATTTTGGTTTTTTAAAGAAGGAAGAGAAGTTTTTGAATGGGTTACATTTCAAGGGCTTGTTATTACACAGTTAGACACAAATTTAGTATCTGCCATAATTGGTATGTACTTTGGTGGTAGTTTAGTTAAAAAATAAAAGTTATTATATTTAAATGCCGTACAGCAAATACATATTAAGACCTGGTATCGATAGAGAAGGTACTGAGTATAGCAATGAAGGCGGTTGGTTTGATGCCAACCTAGTTCGCTTTCGTAAAGGTTTGCCTGAAAAAATAGGTGGATGGACTAAAGATATTTCTAGTTCTTTCTTAGGCCTGTGTAGAGCACTTCATGCTTGGGTTGATTTAGACACCACAAAGTTTTTAGGTTTAGGAACCACTTTTAAATATTACATTTTATCAGGAGACACTTACAACGATATAACACCATTAAGAGACACAAACACGGGTACGGCAACCTTTACTAGTGCAAGTGGAAGCTCCACTATTACAGTAACTGATTCTTCGCACGGCGCTGTGCAAAATGATTTTGTAACTTTTACTCTTGCCGTTACTTTAACTGGCAGTAATATAACAGCTGCTGTATTAAACCAAGAATATCAAATAGCAACGATTGTTAATGACAATAGTTACACAATAGAAGCCAAAGACACTTCTGGCGCTACGGTTACAGCTAATGCAACTGTTTCTGGAGGCGGTGGCAGTTCTACAGTTGCCGAATATCAAATCAATGTAGGAATAGACGATTATGTCCCTGGTTCTGGTTGGGGCGCAGGCACTTGGGGAGGTGGAACTTTTGGATCCGTTAGCGCATTGTCTGCAATTAACCAATTAAGATTATGGTCACACGATAATTTTGGCGAAGATCTTCTTATGAATGTTCGTGCAGGCGGTATTTATTATTGGGACACCAGTGCCAAAACATTGGGAACAGACAGAGCTGTGGCTTTGAGTGATTTATCAGGCGCTAATTTGCCTCCTACAAAAGCGCTTCAAGTATTGGTCAGCGACATTGACAGGCATGTTATTTGTATTGGAGCCGATCCCTTAAATGACGGAGGAACAGCTAGGACTGGATCAATTGACCCTATGTTTATTGCTTGGTCTGATCAAGAAAACGCAGCCGAATGGGAACCAAAACTAACAAACACTGCTGGATCTTTTAGATTGTCATCAGGATCATCCATTGTTGGCGCATTAAGAGCAAGACAAGAAACGCTTGTTTGGACAGATAATTCGTTATATTCAATGACATATGTCGGTTCTCCCTATACTTTTAGCACAAACTTGGTTAATGAAGGCGTGGGTTTGGTTGGACCTAAAGCTTCAATTAATGCGCCCGATGGCGTGTTTTGGATGGACATGAAAGGATTTTATTTTTACAACGGCGCTGTGGCAGCGTTGCCATGTTCTGTGCATGATTATGTTTTTAGCGATCTAAACATTACTCAAGCATATAAAGTGTTTGGTTTTTTAAATAAGGCGTTTAATGAGGTCGGTTGGTATTATTGTTCAAGCGACAGTTCTGAGATCAATCGTTATGTTGTTTACAATTATCTTGAAAAAACTTGGTCAATTGGTCAGTTATCAAGACATTCTTGGTTGGACGAAGGCGTTGAAAATTATCCTAGAGCAACCGGAACAGACACTTACAACTACTTATACAAACACGAAACAGGCAACGATGCAGATGGAACGCCTATGGATAATGTTTATATTGAGTCCAGTAGCATGGACATACAAGAAGGAGATTACTATACGTTTGTAAATCGAATTATTCCTGATATTCGTTTTACAGGCACAAACAGTGGCGCAACCATGAATGTTGTATTGAAAAAGAAAAACTTTCCATCTGAAAGTTTAAGCACTGCATCGACCACTTCCATTACTTCTTCGACCACTAAAATCAACACAAGAGCCAGAGCCAGACAAGTTGCAATACGTTTTGAGTCAGACGATGACAATTCTGCTGGATTAAGAGAAGGGTTAGGATTTCGTGTAGGAGCCACTAGAATGGAAATCAGGCCTAACGGTAGGCGTTAGTGGCAAAACTTCTTGAAACAAGGCTTCCTGGCGCTGTAGGAGAGGTTTCGCCTGACCTATACAATCGTTTAGTTCGTATTTTAGAGTTAAACTTAGGCGGATTTGATCCAACGGCAACACCGCAATACACCTTAACAACGCTTTCAGAAAACAAATTTAACCCTGGCGATGTCATTTGGAACCTTAATGCAGGCAGTTTACAAGTTTTTGATGGCTCTAAATGGTATGACATTTACTCTGGGACCACTAGAGGGGTCAGCGCCACAGGAGCCGTTGGTTCGCTTTCGGTAAGTACAAATGGGGCAATATCCGTTGATTTATAACTTAAAACATAGATATACTATAGAGATTCTCGGCTCGTGGGATCTTCGCAAACTTATGTGATGCGAAAATGAGAGAAGACATTGCAGAACAATTAGGCGTAACTCCAACACCAGGTGGTTTGGAAGTTCTTTTGCGCCAATCCGAAAACAATAGAATGGCCAGTGGCGGTATTGTGAATATGGCCAATGGCGGAGCTGCACTTAGTGTTTTATCTGGAATGTTAAATCGTGGCGGTTCATCAGGAGGCTCTCAATTTAACCCATCAGGAATGTTAACAGCGGGTGCAAATGCATTGACTGGAGGTGGGTTTGGTGTTGTTAAATATCTTGCTGAGCTTGCTAATAAAAACCGATCTTCAAATCCTTTATTAGATCCTTTTACAGACCCAGTTTCAAGTTCTACTGAAACAAGAGGTCTTAGTCCAGAATCAATAAAAAATATGGAAACCGCTGGAGCATTGTCAAGAATTTCTAGTGGCATCTACAATGCTCCTGGCGGAAAAGGCGGAGGCAAGGGCGCTGGAGGATTACAGGGTATATATCAACGCAAGATTAGGAAAGAAAATCGTAAATTAAACAGATTAATTGACAGATTTGCAGACACGCCCTTTGCACAAACAGTAATGAATTTTGTAAACAGAAAAAAAGAACAAGGTTTTGGATCGGGTGCATACGATGCATTTGATAAAGTGGCTGCAAGCCCTCCAATCAGTTATGCTTCTAGCACAGGCGTGCCTAGAGATTTACTTAATTTTAAAGAACTGAAAGAATATTATAAAAAACACGGCACTTTTATGAGAGAAGGAGCGCCTGTACCACAATATGGGGATGATTAATGGCTACTGATCAAACAATTGGATTACCACCTCTAGGAGGATTTTCTGGTACTGACGACGTCAGTGATGCGGCGGTTATGGCCGCAATAATTGAAGCTTACGGAGGAGGTTCGCTTGGTGGCACAGATGACATATATGATTTTGGAAAAGATTTAACAGAAG